TTTGGTGCAACTGATGTTCCTGATGGAATCATCATTGCTCTTCTCAAGATCATCAACTCACAGTTTGAGGATAGGTCAAATGTCGCAGGTGGAGCTGTGAACAAAATGCCAAACGATGCTAAGAGCATCTTGAATCATTACAGAAGGAGAAGCATTTGAAGAAAAAATTCTACAACATTGGAGAGTTCAAACACAGAGCACAGTTTCAGAAACTCAGCACAACATCTGATGGAGCAGGTGGATTCACTAATTCCTACACCACAGTATCAACTGTACCTTGCAGGATAGAGCCAAAATCAGGCACAGAGAGACTTGAGTCAGGTCAGGTGATAGGTAATGTCACCTACAACATTGTAGTTCGTCACAGCTCAAATTTCAGTCCTTTGCTTGACAATGACTACAAGATCAACATTGCATCAGGCATCTATCAGGGATCATACAACATCAAGTCATCAATCTTGATGGATGGAGCTGTCAAGTATTATCACATTGTAGCAGTAAAAAAATGAGCAAGGACAGACTCAGATACAAGATCAAACCTGCAAACATGAAGAAAGTGTTGAATGACATCAAGAAGAAGTCAGCAGGATTTGAGCAGAAGGTTCAGGATGAAGCAAATCTTTTTTTGTACAGAGTTCACAGAGGAGCTGTCAACAACCTGAGAAGAAACCTGAGTGGAAGCAGTGGATCAAACAGACTCATGACTTCACTACAAGTGGAGACAGCAAAGAAGAAAGATGTGTTCAGTGGGAATGTTCATGCTTCAGTTTTTTATGCTCCTTATGTTGAGTTTGGAACCATCACCAAAGTGAAAGTTCCAAGAGGCTATGAGGACTTTGCAATACTCTTCAAAGTGAGCAATAGGACAACGGGTGGAATGGCTCCAAAGCCATATCTGATTCCAAGCTTTGAAGAAGAAAAAAGAAACCTTCCTGACATTTTGAAAAAGATTGATATATGAAACTCCCAAACAAACTCTTGCAGACAGCGTACTTCACAACATTGAATGGAAACATCACTCATGGTGGATCAAATGTACCAGTCTTTGATGTGATTCCACCATCTAAAGACTATCCATACATTCATCTAGGCTCACAAGAGATCGCTCATGTAGGGTCAAAATCATCTTTCACAGTAGAAGCAAAGATCACAGTTGATGTGGTGACTGGCTTTGAAGGATCTTTTGGTGGCAAGAGTCAAGCCTATGACATTGGTGATTCAGTTACTCAGTTGATTGTGACAAGGGCACAATCTTATTTCAGCATGACTGGATTCAATTGTTTTGTGAGTGAGCTTGACAGTTCAACCATTTTGGAAGAACTAAGTGAAACCCATATCTTGTATGTACACAAACTCAAATTCAGACATTTAATACAAGAGATTTAAAATGGCAAAAATAAATGGAACCAGTTTTTTGATTGTTGTTGATGGTGGTGCTATTGCTCACAGCACAAGTGCATCAATCTCAATCGACATGGACACAATTGATGTATCATCTAAAGATTCGGCAGGAGTTCAAGAACTCATTGCAGGTCAGAGAAGTGCAACAGTTGACTTTGAAGCACTTGTTGATTTTGGTGCTCAAGGACTCACTGATGCAGGTGGAACAGCAATGAAAGGTCTTGATGATCTTTTCACTGTGTTCAACAACAGAACTGCTATCAACTGGCAACTTGCAACTGGACAGTTTGATGCTTCACCAAAATTCACTGGAAGTGGATTGATCACATCATTGTCAATGGATGCACCAATGGAAGATGTGACAACATTCTCAGGATCTATTGCAGTGACTGGTGCAGTCAGCTTCAGTGAGTCTTAATGAATCTATTCAGGGCAGAAGTTGAGATTGCCATTGGTGGCAAGAAAAGACTCTTCAAGTTTGGCATCAACCAACTTGCACTCTACACAGAGAAGCACAAAATCTCACTCTCAGAGGCAGAGATGTCAGTTGCTCAGATCAGGGATTTGTTTTGGTCTGCTTTAGTATGTGGAGCAAAAAAGAAAAAGCAAGAAGTTGACTTTGATGAATGGGATGTTGGAGAATGGATTGATGATATGGATCAAGCTGATTTTGAGACTGTGATTGAAGCAATGAATCAATCCTTCCCTGAAGGTCAAGAGAAAAAAGGTTCTAAAAAAAAGTAGAATGGGAGGATGTCTTTGAGGTTGCCTATGTGGATCTTGGACTTCTTCCTGAACAATTTTGGGATCTTACTTGGAAGGAGTTTGACTATTTAGTAAGAGCAAAGCAGAGCAGAGACTATCAAGTTTGGGATGTGGCAAGAACAATTGGAACATGGATCTTGTCACCACATACAAAGAAAAAGATAAAACCAAAAGATTTGCTTAAATTGCCTGAAGTCACAGATGTGAAAATAAGCACACTGGATGATTTTAAAAGAGCAGTAAAAAACTACAATCATGGCAAATCCAAGACTTCAAGTTGACTTTGTTGCAAATCTTCAACAGTTCCAAAAAGGTATAGGAAGAGCAGGCAAATCTCTTGAGAGGTTCGGCACAAGGCTCTCAGCAATTGGTTCAAAAGCTACACTAGGACTCACAACTCCATTGACATTAGCAGGTGGATCAGCCATCAAGTTGGCAATGGATATGGAAGAGAGTCTCAACAAAGTTGATGTGGCTTTCAAAAGTTCTTCTCAGTCTGTCAAAGATTTTGCAGATACATCTCTTGAGTCTTTTGGCATTTCTTCAAATCAAGCTCTTGAGAGTGCTTCTCTTTTTGGAGACATGGCAACATCAATGGGATTGACAACTGACAGTTCAGCGATCATGGCAACTCAGCTTGTTGGACTTGCAGGAGACTTGTCATCATTCAAGAACATTCAAGTTGAAGTTGCACAGACAGCACTGGCAGGAATTTTCACTGGAGAAACTGAAAGCTTGAAGAGACTTGGAGTTGTGATGACTCAAGTCAACCTTGAACAGTTTGCACTATCTCAAGGCATCACCAAGAACGTCAAGGATATGACAGAGGCAGAGAAAGTCAATCTGAGATTTGCTTTTGTGATGGAGAAAACAAAGAACGCTCAAGGTGACTTTGCAAGAACAAGTGAAGGATCTGCCAATCAGACAAGGATCTTTCAACAGAGTCTTGTTGAGATTGGAACTCAATTTGGGGAGATACTTTTGCCGATGTTTCAGAAAGTCATCACAAGTCTCAATGGAATACTGAACAGAATAAAAGGACTATCACCTGAGACAAAGAAATTCGCAGTTGGTCTTGGAATGCTTGTGAGTGCTCTTGGTCCAACTCTGTTGCTTCTTGGAAAAGCTTCCATTGCAGTTGGAAGATTAGCGGGATCAATTAAAAATCTATCGAAGGCAACACTCATCTTTAGAGTCAAGATACTTGCAATCACAGCAGTCATTGCAGGATTGGTCACAGCCATTCTTTTTGTGAAAGAGAATTTTGACAGCTTTGCAATCTTCTTTGAGAATCTGTGGAATGGGATCAAGAGATTTGTTCTTGAAGCAGTTGCATCAATATCATCTAAGATTGCAGGGCTTCTTGAGAAGGTTGGATTTGATGATGCTTCAGCTAAAATGCAAGGATTCATTGATGGTGTAAATTCATCAATTGAAAACATACCTGATCCAAAAGAGACAAACTTTCAAACTCTCAGTGAGTTTATTGATACAATGACTGGCAAAGCAAAGGAGCTTGTCAGCTCGCTTGCAGACATTGGAGTTGCATCAGATGGACTTCCCAAAGCACCAACAAAACCAACAGTCACTGCTGAACAGCCTGAAGATATTTTGATTGAGGAAGATCTGCCTGAATTGGAATCAAAGCTTGACTTAGGTGATCCCATAAAAAACACTCTTGAAGAAATGAGACAGCTTGATCACTTCATGAAGGATCAGCTTTCTTCAACTTTGGGCACAGTTGCAGATTCGTTTGCTGACTTGTTCACTGGTGATGCAGGAGCAGGAGACTTTGGAAGCAGAATCATGTCTGTTCTTGGAGACTTTGCAATCAACTTTGGAAAGCTTGCCATTGGAATTGGTACTTCAGCACTAAGCTTGAAAAAAAGTCTTTTTGCAAATCCTGCTCAAGCAATAGCAAGTGGATTGGTTCTTGTTGCTCTAGGTAAAACAATCAAGAATGTCACTGGTAAATTTGGAGAGGGCATGAAAGATGGTGGAATAGTACCATCAGGATTCAACAATGACACCTTTCCTGCACTGCTTTCTTCAGGTGAGAGAGTCATCCCAAAGTCAAGATCACTTCCTTCAGATATGGGATCAAACTTGAATCTCAGTGGTGAATTCAGAATCAAAGGATCTGACCTTGTTCTGAGTTTAGCTGAAGCAAACTATTCACTTGACAGATGAGCTATGGTCTAAAATACTTTTTCACTGACAAGCAAATTGTTGGAACCACAACAACAACATACACATTTGAGTTGTTGTATGAGGGTCATACTGGCAGTGCAACTGAGTTCATTGGAAAGAATATTGAGAGAAGCTATGATCAACTGAACTTCAGAAAGTTCACACACATTCAAAAGTCTCAATGTAAAGGAACTATTGCAGTCAGGAATCAGACAGAGAGAGATGCCGTTGAAGAGGTAGCAGAAAGCAAATTCAAAGACTTTAAGGTTCAGCTCAAAAGAAACTCAACCATCATTTGGAGTGGATGGCTGTTGCCTGATATGATTTCTATTGGAGAGCAGAATTTTGGCAATATGGAGACAACCTTCACTGCAAAAGATATTGAGCTCAGTGGAGATTTTACTTTCAGCACAAGCACAAACAAAGCCATCACAACCATTGCTCAGATACTGAACACCACTGGTCTTGGATTGGACATCAAGACATCATCTAAGTGGATTGCTTCAGATCAATCAGATACAAGTGATGATGTGTATAATCAAATCTATCACAGTGAGCAAAGATTCAGACAGTTTGCAGAGACATCAGGGGATGTTGACAGACCACTGAGGAATGAAGCTGTACTTGAGTACATGCTCAAGACTTATGGTGCAGTACTAAGACAAGCAGATGGAGACTGGCAGATTGTGCAACTCTCAGCATTAGATGCACCAAATGCAGTTCCAATCACAACATACAACAGTTCAGGAGTCAAACAAGGATCAGCAAGAGTCAGCACTGACCTGAGAGAAACTATCGCATCCAATCAAACGCTGAAGATTCTTGGCAACAGTGTTGTCAACAACTACTATGCAGGTCTTGAAAAAGTTACTTCAACTTATCAGCATGACAGTGATGTTCAATCAATAAAGATTCCAAGATCATTGAGGTTCACTTCTGATCAAACATTCTCTCAGTATTTTGCAGGCAATGGAACCACTACACTCAGACTCTCTTTCAATTTAGGGATTGCAACAAATCAGACATCATCAGTTGTTGATACTTTTGCAGGAATGAATGTCAAGATCCAAGCAGGCACAAAGTATCTTACAAGCACAATGGCATGGAGTGCAAGTGACTCATCCATACCAATCAGTGTGACTGGACCAGTAACATCAGACAGTGATGGAAATGACATCTATCAAAACAGAGGTGTGAGCATAATATCAGAGCTCATTCCTGATGATGCTGATGGTGTGCTGAGTGTGATTTTTGATTTCCCTGAGAGTTTGGTTGGTGTGAATGATGTTCAGTATGTTGACATCAGTGATGTACAGTTTGAGATTGGATATATTGCCAACACTGAGAACAGTGATTCAATTGATTTTGAGCTAAGGCAGACACTCTCTTTCAATGAGGTCTATGAATATGGAAAATTCCATTTTGGAGATGGTCCAAGTGCAGGCTCCTTGTCAGCTTTGAGACTTGGAACAGCTTTGTCTGATGGGTTCACATCAACATGGAAACTGACAACTGACTCAAGCACAATGACTCATCAACAGCTTTTGATGAGAGAGCTGTTGGATGCAAGGAGAGGTCAAAGAAGAAACATCAGAGGCTCCTTCTATGGAGAGTATGAACCAAACAAGATCATTGTCTATGATGGCAAGAACTTTGCTTTTCTTGGTGGATCATGGAACACAAACAGCTATGAGTGGAACATCAATATCATTGAGCTGAACTTTGTCACAGCAGGGACAGATACACTCATATCATACACCAATGCAACTGGAGAAGGATCAACATCATCAACTGGTGCAGGATCAAGCTCAAACTCAACAAGTGCAACCAATGCAAACTTCTTGCAGGTTTCAAACAACCTTTCAGACCTGAACAATGCAAGCACAGCAAGAACCAATCTTGGAGTTGCCATTGGAACCAATGTTCAAGCACATGATGCAGAGCTTGACACACTCTCAGGTCTATCTTCAGGACAAGCATCTGACTTGGTTGCCATCACAGAGGCAGAATACACTCAAATTCAGAACATTGACAGTGTTACCATATCCAACACCCAGTTTGGATATTTAGGAGCTCTTGATCAAAATTTGACAACCACAAGTGATGTCAAGTTCAACAAGCTTGAAGCAACTGGAAGAGTCACCTTGAATGCAATTGATAGCAACTCAGGATCTGTCATTTGGAATGCTACAACTTCAACTCAGGTGTTCAACACTTCCAATCTTGTGTTTGATGCAATTGGTGCTGTTGGAATAGATGATGACCTGAATGTGAGTGGAGAGACAACCCTGAACAGCACACTTGATGTGACTGGCAATACAACTCTTGGTGGAACTCTTGGTGTGACTGGGAACTCAAGCATGACTGGCAACTTGACATTGACTGGATCTGCTGACTTCAACAGTACAATGAATCTTCAAGGTACACTCACAACACAATCAAACCTTCAAGATGATGGTTTTGTTGCAACCTTTGGTGGATCAGGTTATCAGATCAAAGCAGATGGAGATGCAGAATTTGGAAATGTGCTTGTCAGGGGAGCTTTGACAGCTTTTGAATTTATTGCAAAACAAATCACAACCATTGGTGGATCAGAGGTGCTTTCAATAGCAACTGCAAGAGTTGCATCAGTGGACACTTCAAATGACACCATCACTGTTGAGAACTTGAGTGGAACATCTGCAAATCCTTTCAAGGTCAATGACTTGTTTATCATTCAAGTCATAAGTGTGAACAATGATCTTGAAAGTGGTGGATCAGGATCAATTGTGAAGTCAATCAAAGGTGCAGTGACAGACTCAACAAATGCCACAATTGAAGTGTCAATCACATCAGGTTCTTTGTCGCAAGTTGCAAAAGGTGACACCATTGTTGGAATTGGAAACACATCTGATGCTGATAGGCAGTCTATCATGTACAGAAATGTGGACAGATCAACTGACAACCTTATCATGAGACTGCAAACTGGAGTCAACAATCACAGTGGCTTTCTGAGTGTGGACAAGACAAGAGTTGCATTTGGTGATCTCAATGGATATTCAGGACTCAGCTCAGAGACATTTGGTTTTTTTGCAGGTGACAATTCAAATGAACATGCACTGATCACTTCTTCAGGAGTATTTTTCAAAAACAACACCACTGTTCTTGCTCAGTTGTCAAGTGATACATTCAAAGTTGGTGACTCAACAAACTTCTTGTCATTCAATGGATCAAGCTTTGATATTGCAACAACTTCTTTCAGCTTGAACACAACCAATCTTGACATCAGCAGTGCAAATGAAAACATTGTCATTGGTACTGGAAGCAACCTTGTGACAGTTGGAAGAATAGATGCCAATACTCAAGGCATTAAGTTTGAGACAACTGGCATATCAGGTCAAAACTTTTGGAGACTTGGACAAGGTAATGTTCAGTTCAAAGTTGGTGATGGAACAAACTTTTTGTCTTTTGATGAGAATGCAGGAAGCTTTGACATTCAATCAAGAACATTCACTCTTGACACAACAGCATCAGGATCAGGAATCAAGATTGACTCATCAAATCAACAAGTTCAACTCAAGGATGCCAACAGAGTCAGAACTCAGATTGATGTCAACAATGGTTCTGCTTCACTCACTGAGACAACTGAATACAATGCTAATGATGCAACTGTGATCACACAAGGAACACCATTCTTGAGCAGTGCTTTTCAAACTACAAAAGGTGACTCATTGTACATTGATGTCAGTGCAGAGCTTAACTCACTTGGCTCAGATGGAACAGAGGCATACATTCAAGTTGAGGCACTAGGATCTACAAGTTCAAGTGGAACATACACATCCTTTGCATCCTTTTTAAGTGCAGTTTATACAGCTACATCCCAAACTAAAGACACAAGATTCAGTGCACATTCATATTCTTTTGATTTTGTAAAAATAAAAATCACAGTGGTATCAAACGACACTGCACTCAATGCAGAATTTGAATTGGATGAGAACATTGTTGTCAAAAGCTATGACAGCCAAACAAGGGTCAGTCTTGATGGAATATTTGTCAACAGCAGTGACAACCAATTTGCAAGACTCACGAGGTCAGCAAATGAGTTGAGTGGAATCATTAAGCTCACAAACCTTCCAACATCCAAGCCAACTGAGAGTGGAATTTTGTACAAAGAATCTGATGGAACTCTCAAGGTCTCCTAAGAAAATCAAAAAAAATAGGTATCTTCAGACATGGCACAATCAACACAAGTAAGAACAGCAACCATTGCATCAGGAGCTTCAACAAGCTCAGCGATTGAGATTGATCAACAATTCAAAGACTTTGAAATGGGGTCAATAGTTTTCACAGAGTCAATGACCAACACATCATTTGATGTTCAGATTGATGTGGATGGAACATTCTATGATATATATGATACTTTTGGTACAAAGTTCAACATATCAGTTGCAACTGGAAAACATTCACTTCCTGCTGATGTGTTCAAGGATGTTTTGAAAATCAGACTCAGTGGATCACAGAATGAAGCAGGTGCAAGAACTTTCAAGGTCATACTCATAGACATGATACAATGATATTTATTGCAATCTCACATATCAGGTTCGGAGTTTTGAACAGAAGCAATCAGGTATTTAATCAGTCAAGAATAGTTTTCAATAAGCATTAGCATGGATTTAAAAGCAACACAACTCAAAGACACATTTGGCAATCTTCTCACAATTGGCACAAGTGCAGGAACACCAACAACGGGTGGTCTTGAGAATGGTAATGGTGATAATATAACCGCACTAGGTATTGGAACTGACACTCCTACACTTGGAGCGCTTGAGGTTAGAAACAATTATATAGTACAATCAGATGGAACAAGGAATGTTTACTTTGGTAGCGATGGCACTGGTGGTCTTGTAGGCACAACAACAAATCATTATTTAAGATTTGTTACTAATAACTCCGAACGTGTACGCATTGACTCAAGCGGTAACGTAGGTATTGGTACTTCTAGTCCTAGTTCATTTTTTAGTAACGCTTCTCAATTAGTTGTTGGTGATGGCAGTACTAGTAGAGGTATAACAATTTTTAGTGCTGGGTCAGGTGATGGTCAAATATTTTTCGCTGATGGTACTAGTGGGGATGAGCGATTTAGAGGAGTAGTTAGGTACGAACATTCCTCAGATTCTATGGTCGTATTTACTTCAGGTACTGAACGTATGCGTATTGACTCAAGTGGTAACGTAGGAATTGGTACGACTTCGCCTGACACTATTTTAGATATAGACAATGACTCGGCAGGTATGCCTTCTGCTACTTGGGCTACAACCGTTGCAAATTCTACAATTAGATTAAGTGCTACTGGCGTTCCTTTTTATACCCATTTAATGATGGGGGTAGGAAACGCAACAAGTTCTTGGATTCAATCACAACATGGAAATAATAACCCACAAAATTTATTACTTAATCCAATAGGCGGTAACGTAGGGATTGGTACGGATTCGCCAGTAAATATAGCTAGTGGATATACAAATCTTACAATAAACGGAAGTGGAGCGAGCAATAGGGGTGGCGTACTTTCGGTATCACAAGCAGATACAGAAGTAGGTAGGTTAATAGTTTTTAATCAAGAACTAGCACTTTACAATCAAACTTCAAACCCATTGATTTTTGGTACTGGCGGTAGCGAAAAAATGCGCATCGACAGTTCGGGTAACGTAGGGATTGGGGTTTCTGATGTAGATTCAAAACTTCAAGTAGGAGCAAGTGCTGAAAGTTCAATTCCATCAGCAGGTAATAAAAATAATTTCTTAATTGTTGGTAATAGTGCAAGCAATAGCACTAATTATGGAACAATGCTTGGAAGTTTAACTAGTGGTAATGGATACATCCAACAACAAAGATTTGATGGAACGGCTACTACTTATAATTTACTTCTACAACCTAATGGCGGTAACGTAGGGATTGGTACGGATAGTCCTTCTGCAGTTGGTTCAAGAACCACGCTAAATATTAGTGGAAGTGCAGGCTCAGCTATCAGACTATCAGATGATACTGCTAATGCTTTTTTAGATTACACAGATGGTTCAGGTGTAAGGCTTTCTGTTAATGCTTCAGAACCTTTAACATTCCAAACTTCAAGCACAGATAGGATGACCATCGACAGTTCGGGTAACGTATTAGTGGCTAAGGATACAATAGGATTAGCAACTGTCGGTTGTGAATTAAGAGCAAACGGTCAAATTACGGGAACAAGGGATGGGTCTGCATCTTTAATCTTGAACAGAACAACATCTGATGGTAATATTGCTCAATTCTATAAAGACGGCTCGCAAGTCGGAAGTATTGGTGCTATATCGGGCGATGTTGCTATGTATTCTACTACTGCCGACCACAATGGTTTAAGATTTGCTTTAGATGCTATTTTACCAACTAATAACGCAGGATTGGTTGTTGATAATGATGCAGATTTAGGTTCTGGTTCTTATCGCTTCAAAGACCTATATCTAGGTGGTGGTGTTTATTTAGGTGGTACTGGTTCTGATAACTTTTTAGATGACTATGAAGAAGGAACGTGGACACCAGTATTAAGGGGTTCGGCAACGGCAGGAACGTATGAAACTACAACTGCTGAAGGATATTATACAAAGGTGGGTAATATGGTAAGTCTTACTGCTCGTATATTTTTAGCAGGCAGTATAACTGGTGGTGGTTCTGGTTACGCTCAAATTACTGGAGCACCATTTACGAAAGGTGCTAATATGGCTCCACAAGGTAGTGTAAAATTTAGTGGGGTAGATTTAAATAATGCAGGAAAATACACAAACGTAGAGTTTATTTCTTCATCAGCAACTTCTACTTTATATTTTGTATCTATTGCAGATAATGCGACTGCTATTGACGAAAATATATCGGCATTTAGTGCATCAGACTTCTTTATGTTTTCAATTACTTATTTTGTATAACTTAAAATCAAACCAATGTTAGAAAAACAAGAATCATATTCAAAAATCGAAGTCCTAGAATCAGGACACGTACAACTTCGCTTAACCACGAAGGTACTAGACGATGGTGAAATCATTTCACAATCGCATCACAGAAGCGTAGTAACGCCATTAGACGATATTACTAGCTTACCACAAAACGTTCAAGACGTATGCAACGCTTACTGGACTGACGAATTAATCGCTAACTTCCAAAGCCAACAAAATGAACTGGAAAATTAACACACTAGAATACACTAACGACTCTGACAAAGGGGTAGTAACGGCACATTGGGATTGCACCCATACCGAAACAGTAGGGGAAGGCGATGACGCTTTGTCTTATTCAAGCAGAAGGTACGGTTCTTGCTCTTTTACCCCAGACCCATCATCTGAAGATTACATCGCTTTTGATGACTTAACCGAAGAAATCGTTCTAGGTTGGGTAAAAGCTGAAGTAGGCGAAGAAGATGTGGAGCAATCATTGACCGACCAAATAGAAGCACAAAAGAATCCTGCGACTTTGAAAGGATTGGCTTGGTAGTTATATTTGGTCTTAACCCTAATATAATTATATAAGATGACATTAGAAGAAAGAATCGAAGAATTGAAAGTTCAAGAAGCAAGAACACAGATGCAACTTGATGAGATCAGATACGTTAAACAAGGGTATGAGAATACTTTAAAAGCACAAAAAGAAGAATCTGAAAAACAAGAAAATGAAGATCAAAACACATAAAAACACAAAGAAAGAAGCTTGCACAAAAAGATGTGAATTTTGCTTCTGTTTTTTTGTTTTTTAAAAAATTAAAGAGAGACAGTCATGGCAGTGACAGCACCTGATCAGTACACAAAAAATTTAAAATTCCAAGTTGAGAATCTTGAAAAAGTGTTGGATTTAATTACTAAAGATATACAAGACATTAAAGAAGCACTTTTGGGAAATGAGTTCAATAAAGAAGGACTTGTCTCAAAGGTTGAGAAAAATGAAAAACAGATTGAAGAACTCTTGAGCTTCAAACAAAAAATCATTGCTTGGGCAACTGGTGCAGGTCTTGGATCAGGAACTTTGGTGAATTTACTCATGGACTTAATCAAATAAGGAGGTCTAAATGGCAAAAAAAAAATTGCCTAAAATTGACTTTGTTGACTTTTTAACAAAGAAAGCTCCAAAGCTTGGAGCAAAAGCAGGTGCACTTGTTGCATCAATCGCAACCGGTGGAAGATCTGATCAAATCATTGAACTCTTCAAAGGTGAAGTGATGTCATCAACTGAACTCTCACAAGATGACAAAGACATCATCATAAAGCAGATGGAGCAGGAACTTTCAAAGTTTGACATGGAGCTTCAAGAAGTACAAAATGCAAGACTTGCAGAAGTTCAAAGAATGAAGATGTCATCAAACGCATTCACAAGAAACATGAACACCATTCTTGCAGGATCTATCATTGCAGGAGCTTTTGGATTGGTCGGAATATTAATCTTTACAGATGACATTGGTGGTAACTCACAGACATTGGTCAATGTTGCATTTGGTGCAATCTTCACAGCATTCACAACAGTGACTGGATATTATTTTGGCAAATCATCGCAAGAAGAAAAGTGACAGATAGTGTATGAATGACAGTTTGAAAGCTGTCATTTTTTTTATGTTTAACAATCAAAACTCAAATGACTCACTTGTTTTTTCACTCCCAATCATGGGAACTGGGTACAATCTGTCAAGAAACTTCAAGCTGACAGAAGCACAAAGCAAGTGTGGTTGTGATCTCATCATTGTGCATCCAAGCACAATTGTATTGGCTCAGACACTAAGAGACAAACTTGGAAGAATCAAAATCAATTCTTGGTACAGATCAGTTGAGCACAATGAAAAAATTGGTGGAGTTGAAAACAGCAAACATACTCTTGGCATGGCATTGGATGTTGTACCATTGCAAGCATCACTTGAGGATGTTTTAAACATTGCCAATACCCTTGCCATTGGTGGGATTGGGATTTATGAATCATTCATTCACCTTGATGTCTATGGTGAAAACAGACGGTGGAGTCAAATCTGATCCACAGCTCATCTAAGAGCATGAAAGTCTTATGATATTTTTTTCTTGTATTTGATTCATAGTTTCACTAGCTTTTGTGAAACCTTAACAAAAACAATCATCATGAATGAATACAAAAAGAACATCATCTTTGGATTCCTTATTGCTCCACTATGGTGGGCAATCTTTTTCATGCTTATTGTAGCTTTTGCGTGATATGGAAAAACTAAGAAAAAGAGTGGAGACTGCGCTCAAGAACAAAAAAAAGTCTTGGTACTGGCTGTCAACAGAATCAAACATCAACTCAAAAATCATATACAGATTCAGAGATGGTGAAGGTCTGTCAGGCAACAACACTATCAAAATAATGCAAACACTAAAAATCAATATCAATGAACTCTAAGGAAATAATTGATCAAGTATCAAAAATGACTGAGGATGCAAAGGAAGCATTGATTGATCCTATTAGTGCATACATCAGGCTCTACGAGCTTGAGAAAATTGTTGCAGAGCATAGAAAAGAAATCTCAGATCTAGCTCTTGACAAAAGACAAATGATTGCTGAAAAAGACTGGAGTCAGAATGGGTACAAAGTATCAGTTGTCTCACAGACAAGATACACTTATCCAAATGATGACACTCTTGAGAGGCACAAACTAGCCATCAAAAACAGACAAGACTTGATGAAGCAAGCAAGCTTTTCTGCAAAAAATGGCAGAGACTTCTTTGATGAGTATGGTGAAATTGTTTCACCTGCAAACACTAAAACAACAACCTATCTTAAACTTGAATGGAATGAGTGAAATAAAAATTGAACAACTATTGACAAAAATTCAAACTGAGCTGAGAGTTCCAAAGAACAGACTCAACAAGTTTGCCAATTATAAGTACAGAAATCTTGAAGATATATTTGAGGCACTCAAGCTAGTGCTTGACAAGAGTGGATGCTCACTGCACTTTGAAGATAACATCATCACAGTTGGTGACAGAATATACTACAAAGCTGAGGCAGTATTGACCAACAGATTTGAAGATGGACAGATCAAAGTTGCAGGATATGCAAGAGAACCTGAGTCAAAAAAGGGAATGGATGATCCACAGCTCACTGGCACAGTTTCAAGCTATGCAAGAAAGTATGCTCTTGCAGGAATGTTCTTGCTTGATGATGTCAAAGATGCTGACACAGAGGAGTATGCTCTTGAGACAAACAACAGTGAAGTCATCATGAATGGCTCATCACCTGATCCATTTTTCAATTAATCAAAGGCAGTCTTAGCACTGCCATTTTTATGAAACACAAAGACATCATCATACAGTTTGAGCATCAGTCAAAGGTTGCCAACTTTGCTGAGCTTTGCTACAAGACCAACAAACATCACTACAAAAGAAGAGGTCAGAATGATCCAAGAAAGATCAAGCTTGACATCTATCATGGCAAGATTGCTGAGTATGCTGTTTGGGATCATTACAAGACAGTTGAAGGAGTTGAATGTCAGGAACCTGACCTGACTATACTTGAATCAAATCGGAAGTCTTACGAGGCAGATTTGAAGCTCAAAAAGATGAATGGCAAGGAGTCACTGCTACACATAAAGAATCAAACTGTGGAACAGTCAGAAAAGTTTGGTCTTTCATGGATGTTTCAAAAGAATGATCCACTGGTGTTCAGACCACTGCTCAATGACTATGTTGTTTTGACTGTGTTTCTCAGCATGAATCTTGTGAGAGTTTTCAAGCCAATACATGCAAGACATCTTCTTGATAGGTATGAAAAACCAAGAGTGACTCAGATACAAGACACCAAGCTTGCACTGTATGCAACCAATATTGATGACTTATGGGGTTGACAAAAAGCAAAAACTTCAAAACTGCTCTCAAGACTGCCGATCAATGGTTCAGTAGATATATAAGGCTCAGAGATGCTGATTGTACGGGAGAAGCTAAATGTGTGACTTGTGAGGCAAGGAAACACTTCAAAGAGATGGATGCAGGGCACTTCATCTCAAGGAGACACATGTCAACAAGATTTGATGAGAAGAATGTTCATGCTCAATGTCAAAAATGCAACAAGTACAATGCAGGTGAACAGTTCTTGTATAGCAAAGAAGTAGATCTGCTTTATGGTAAGGGAACAAAGGACAGATTGTACAAAAAGTCTCAAAAGATCAAAAAATACACAAAAAATGATCTGATGGAGATTGCAAGACTTTATAAAAGCAATTATACTGAGATGCTAAAATCAAAAAACATTGACATTGATGCCTAAGCTGACCAAAGCAGAAAGAAGATATTATGAAGAAACTTGTGATCAAATGATCCAAGCATTGCAAATCATTGACTCAACAATGATTCTATCTGAGAAGCTCAATGCACTAAGTGAGATAAAAATGGATCCAGTCACCTATGGTGAATGGTTCCCAACTCTCTCAGGTATGACATACAAGAAACAGCCTAATCTTCAAACATTGAAGTGGGCGATTCACAAAGAACTGACATCATTTAAACATGCACTAAAAACCGACATAAAACTATGAAACTAAACGGAGCACTTTTTCAAAACGAAAAACAAAACGATAGACAGCCTGACTACAAGGGAACTTGTACTGATGAAAATGAGGTCAAGTTTGACATTGCAGGTTGGCTCAAAACATCTGCAAAAGGTACAAAGTATATCTCAATCTTGATCAAGGAACATTACCAGTCAGAAAAGAAAGAGATTGACTTGGCTAATCATGCAAAATCACAGACCACTGCAACAAAGAAGGTTGATGTCTCATCACTTGAGAACATAGACGATGGACTACCTTTTTAGTTTTGCAAAGGAAACAAAAAATGAGGACTTGTTTGAGTATCTGAAATATGATACCATACAGTCCTTCTTTTTTATTGGCACAGAGAAAGAGCTTGAGAATTTGCGTTCTAAGGCTCTAGGAATTGCAAGGAGGGGTGAATGTATCATCACGTCATCCAAGTTCGTTATAGACGGAACTAAGGGCATTACATTCAGGTACGGAGGTAAGATTCACAAAATAAAAAAACAACACTATGGCATTCAGAAAAATTCATGACACTTTTTGGACAGATCCTGACATTGAGGATCTCACACCTGAACAAAAATTCTTCTACCTTTACTTGATAACAAATCCATCCATCAATCAGATTGGTCTCTATGAGTTCAGCTTCAAGAGAGCTTCTTTTGAAACTGGGTACAATCAAGAGACCATTGAGAAGCTTCTTCTGTTCTTTGAGAATGAAGAAAAAATCAAAAGATCACTCTTCACAAAAGAGATTTTGATTGTCAAATTCTGGCATCACAACAAATCTTCAAGTCCAAAACTGCTTCAACATGCTAAGTCATTGATAAACAAGGTGAAAGACAAGTCTTTGATAGGGTATATATACAGTATGGATAGGGTATCACTAAAAGAAGAAGAAGAAGAAGAAGAAAAAGAAAAAGAACAGACAAAGAAGAAAGTTCAATCTTCAAAGAAGATTGTTTTGGATTTGATTGATTTTTGGAATAATAAGAACGGCTGTTCCTTGAAGTTTACAACTAAAAAAAGTAATCAAGTAAAAGCAAGACTCAACACCTTTTCGGTTGATGAGCTAAAAAAGGCTATCTTAAACAGATCAAATGATGAATGGATCAACAATGAAGGGATCAAATTCAAATCCGACTGGGAAAGCTTTTGGAGGAATGATGAGAAGGTTGAAAGGTATCTTCATATTCAAGTTGAGAAGTCATCAGAAAAAAACAATTATCAATATGCACCAAAGATGTCTGACACAGACTTTGATGCCCTGAGACAACTCCAAGAAAAATACAATGCAACTCAAAGTTCAGAAAGCAGATGACAACATCAATGTCTTTATTTGGGAGAAACTAAGATCACACGACACTGCACACACACTTCACATCAGTGACATTCACTTTGACAGTCTGAAATGTGACAGAGAGCTTCTCAAAAAACATCTTGATGAAATTAAAAGATGTGATGGAGTAGTTTTCATATATGGTGACTGGTTTGATGTGATGGGATGCTATAATGATCCAAGATCAAAATCACATGACATTGATCCAAGATACATCAAAAAGGGAAGAGAATACTTGAATCTAGTTGTTGAAGATTCAATTGAGTTTCTCAAACCTTATGCAAAAAACATTGCATTCATATCTGAGGGAAATCATGAGACAGAGATCAAAAGAAGAAGAGATGTTGACATCCTATCATGGATGATACATGCACTCAATGACAATGGTGGAAGCATCATCAAAGGTCACTATTCAGGATGGAATGAGTTTGTTTTTAGAACAAGTGCCGATCTAAAGAAACACAAAAATGGAAAGTCAAAATCAATACTATCACACTACCATCATGGATATGGTGGGAATGCTAAAAGATCCAAAGGAATGCTTGATGCACAGATTGCATCTTTCACATATCCTGACTGTGATATAATATTCAGAGGGCACACTCATCAGAAGTTTCATGATCCAAGCAACATCAAGTTCATGTACAGCAAACAAACCAAAAAAGTAAGGAAGAAAAACACTCATTACATCATGACTGGTTCATACAAAGACGGAACTGGACATGGCAAATCAGGATGGGAAGTACAAAAAGGATTTCTCCCAACAAGACTTGGTGGATGGTTCATTGATTTCACATTCACCAATCAGAAAACATGCAAAGTTGAAATGACAATCAGAGAAGCAACATGAACAATTTTTTTTTATATATTTAAAGATCAACAGACAAACAACAGACGGAAGATGAAACATACACTTGAACACTTACTTGGAATATGTGGAGAGCTACATCCGAACATTTTTATGATTGGAGCTGTTTCACTAGCAATCATTTACATCAGCAACAGAATCAAAGAATCAAAGCAAATATGACATGGCATTTCCACACGATGGCAAGAAGTTCAAAAAAGGAGAGTCAGGGAATCCAAATGGAAGACCAGTGGGAAGCAAGAACAGATCCACAGTCATTAAGAGATGGTTGGATGCAATAGACAAAGGAGATAATCCAATCACTGGTGAAACAGAGATCATGAGCATGGAAGACAAGATGACCATTGCTCTTCTAGCAAAAGCACTCAAAGGAGACACACAAGCATACAAAGCTTTGATGGACTCAGCATACGGACAGCCAAAGCAAGAGGTTCAACAAGAAACAACTCAAGAAGTGTATGCAACCATCAACTGGTTTGACACAGAAGATCACGATCAATAGAAAGTACAAGCCACTTGGCACTTTCAAATCAAGATACTTGTACCTATATGGTGGCAGGGGATCAGGTAAGTCATTCGCAGTTTCACTATACCTTGCACAGCTCACCTATCAGAGAGGGCACAAGATACTCTTCACAAGGTACACTCTTGCAACTGCAAACAAATCAATCATTCCTGAGTTTCAAGAAAAATTGAAAATTGGTGGAATTGAGTCTCACTTTCACATCACAAAGACTTCCATCATCAACAAAAGGACTGGATCTGAGATCATCTTTGCAGGTATCAAAACATCATCAGGCAATCAGACAGCATCACTCAAGTCTCTTCAGGGAATCACCACATGGGTATATGAAGAATTTGAAGAGCATCCCGATGAGCAGAGCTTTGACTCCATTGATCTAAGTATCAGAAGCAAAGATAAGCAGAATAGAATCATCCTTGTCTCAAATGCACTGCACAAAGAATCATGGCAGTACAAGAGGTTCTTTGAGAATGAAGATGACATTGAGTTCATATACACTAGCTACAAAGACAACATCAGGAACCTGAATGAGAACTTCTTGCAGAAAGCTGAGAGAGAGAAGGAGACCAATCTTGCAAAGTACAACAAGAACTTTCTTGGACTCCATTATGAAGATGATGAGAACTCACTATGGAAGTGGGATCACATTGTCAAGAGGAATATTGATGCAAGCAAGCTTGACAGAATAGTTGTTGCAGTGGATCCTGCCGTCACATCAGGCAAGAACTCAGATGAGACTGGAATCATTGTATGTGGGAAGGTTGGCAATGAAGGATATGTCCTTGAAGATAGGTCAGGAATATACACTCCAAATGAATGGAGTCAACTGATCATCACCTTGTACAATAAATGGAAAGCAGACAGAGTGATTGGTGAAGTCAATCAAGGTGGAGACATGATTGAAGCTATTTTAAGAACTACAAACAAAACTGTATCTTACAAAGGAGTCAGAGCTTCAAGAGGCAAGACAACACGAGCTGAACCAATTCTGAGCTTGTATGAGCAAGGAATGATCTTTCATGCAGGAAACTTCCCTGACTTGGAGCTTCAGATGACAACTTGGAATCCAAACAAAGGAAGATCACCTGACAGAATAGATGCTCTTGTTTGGGGATTTACAGAACTTTTACTTCAAAAAACATCAGGATGGGTAATCTAGCAGATAGAATCAGATCAAACTCAATAGGTCTTGCAAGAGCAATGAGACCAAACTACACCAAAGCACACAACATTCAATCTGCTCTTCTTCAGTTTGTTGGAACAGATCAGCCAATTGCATACGATGACAATACAAAAGAATATGTTGAGAAGGGATATGTGTACAATCCTGATGTGTACTCAGTTGTCAACACCATCACAAATGCTTGCAAAGGAGTCAAATTCACTGTCTATGAGGTGACAGACACTCACAAGCATCAAAAGTACATGAGACTCCCAAGTGAAGCAAAGCAGTTCCAACTTGACAAGGTGGTCAGATACAAGCACCAGTCACTTGTTGAGGTTCCTTCTGATGACTTTCTTGCAAAGATAATTCAAAGACCAAATCACCTACAAGGATGGGGAGAGTTCATTGAGAGCACCATTGGTTTTAAGCTGATCACTGGCAACACATACATTCATGGAGCAAAGCTTGAGAACGGTGCAAATGCAGGATTAGTCAAAGAGATGTACGTTCTTCCTTCTCAGTATATGAGAATCAAAGCATCTCACAATGATGACAATCACATTCTTGGATATGTTCTTGAGCTCACCAGTGGAATGACATCAACTCAAAGCGTGAAGTTTTCTGAAGATGAAGTCATGCACTTGAAGTATTTCAATCCTGACTATGATGGAGATGGGTCTCACTTGTACGGACTATCACCATTGAGAGCAGGAGCAAGAGTTGTGAGACAATCCAATGACTCCTATACAGCGCAGATGGCACAGCTTCAGAATTCAGGTGCAATGGGGATCTTGGCAGTGGAACCTGATTCAATGACAGAGGAGCAAGCAAGACAGCTTGAGAGAGACTACTATCGTAAGTACACTGGAGCATTCAACAGAGGAAAGATTGTTGTTGCAGGAGCAAACATGGACTGGAAGCAGATTGGTCTTTCACCAGTGGATCTGAACATCATTGAATCACAGAAGATGAGCTTGAGAGACATCTGCAACATCTATGGAATCAACTCAGCTCTTCTCAATGATCCTGACAACAAAGTGTATAACAATGTCCAAGAAGCAAGGAAAGCACTCTATATGGAGAAAGTGCTACCTGAGCTTGACACCTTCAGAGATGAACTCAACAGATGGTTGACTGCAAACTACAATGAAGTCACTGGAAAGAACTACTTCATTGACTATGATCTTGAGAGCATCCCTGCTATACAGAAAGACATGAGTGAGATGATCAATCAGATCAAAGACTCATGGTGGATCACAGCTAATGAGAAAAGAATTGCAATGGGATATGATGATGATCCAGTCATGAATCAGTACTTCATCCCTGCAAACTTCATTCCTTTTGGTGCTCCCACAGAGAGTGCAATGAAAGCTCTCACCAATTACAAAGTTGAAGAGTCTTTTGATAACTATCCAAAGAGTGCAACTGAGACAGCAAAGTCAGCACTTGAGTTCACAGAGAAGAATCCAAACAACTGTGCAACTGCTGTTGGTAAAAGAAGAGCAAGAGACTTGGCACAAAGGAATCCATTGAGCTATGACACAGTCAAAAGAGTCAAGTCATATCTGAGCAGAGCAAAGACCTATGACACTGGATCTTTCACAGATGAAGATGGAAAACCAGTGTGTGGTTCCATCTCATACGCATACTGGGGGGGAGATAGCATGCTCAGTTGGGCTGAGAGAATCGTGGAACAACAAGAACAAGATGCCTGAAGTAAGAGCAGGAGAAACAGAAGATCAATATTTAAAGCGTTGCATCCCTGAAGTCATTGATGAAGGAGCATCACCTGATCAAGCTGTGGCAATATGTATTGCCAAGTACAATCAAGAAAGAGACACTTATGAAGGGCAGTTCAAGCAAGAGCATATCCTATATCACAAGTCATTCCACAACATCAGAGAGAGCTTTGTCAAGAAGTACACAAGAAGGACAATCAGAGCATTGAAAGATGTTCTCACTCCAATCTTTGATGCAAACACTGTTGATGAGATGAGAGGTGTGAACTTGAATCAAAAACCATTGGATGATCTGTTCTTGGATTTGTACACTGATGTTGGATCTACCTTTGCAAAGTTGAGCTATAACAATCTCAAACAACACATGGCACTGGAGACAAAGCAAGCTCCTGACTTTGTTGAAAGGATGGCAACCTTTGCAAGCACTGGTCATGATAGGACAAGAGTCATTGCCATCAATCAAGGCAAGGAGATACAAAGACTGATTGGAAAAGCATTGGAAGAGGAACTGGGTATTGTCCAAGCAGGAGAGAGAGTCAAAGAACTGGTCACACAAAACATCAACACTTACCAAGCAGAGAGGATTGCAAGGACAGAGATCTTGAGTGCATCAAACTTTGGATCAGTGGAAGGAGCAAAGTCAACTGGGCTTCCATTGATGAAGCAGTGGATCTCAGTTCTAGGAGACAGCACAAGGAATGGACACAGCACTGCTCATGGCACTGTGGTTGATCTGTATGATGAGAACGGTGGTGATGGAGTGTTTGAGGTTGGTGGAGAGTTCCTGAGATTTGCAGGCGATCCGAATGGCAGACCTGACAACATCATCAATTGCAGATGCACACAAGTCTTTTTGACTAAAGAAGAAGCTCTTGGAGAGCAAGCTGATCAAGAAGAGGAAGAGCAAGAAGCAACAGCTCAACAGCAGGCATTGATGCAATCATCTGAGGTCAAAGACAGAGACAGCTTTGTTGAGTACATGGATCAGAGAGGATTCAATGCAAGAGGAATGCCAAAAAACATTGAAGATGATGGTTTTGTTGAGATGGCAAAACAACACAAGTATCTGATGGATACATTTGGAGAGGATCCAAAGTCATTAAGAACAGCAAACGCCAATGATCACTTCAGACCAAAAAGATCTGAGACTGTAAAAGGGTCGGCATCCATAGCAATAGAATATGCTTTCAAGGGAAAATACAAATTAGATGATGGACACATTCAACTTAATAACTCTAAACAGTATAACTACTGGAAAAGACCATTAAACTCCGAACCTAATAGTTGGAATCAAGGCAACTCTTATTTAGGAACATATCTTCATGAGATGATTCACCACTATGACTATTCGTACAGCATCAACAAATACAACAAAGGAAATCTAATTTTTGATGATTTTGAATCAGCAATGGCTTTCAATGTCACTTCTTTGTCCAAAGAGATTGAGGGATCACTTATCAAGAAGTATGGCAAAGAGGAATACAAGAAGAAAATAAGTACATTGGGAGAGTATGCTCTTTGGAGATTTACAAAAAGAGCATCAGCAAAGTATAGAAAAACTGGAAGTTCAGCAGAGGTTGTCACACTGGCTTTTCAGAAAAAATACACTGGAAGAGAAGATGACTTTGTGAATGAGATTGTTGAAATGTTCATCAAAAAATACAACGAGGCTAAAAAATGACATCAATAGTACAACCACCACATTATGAGCTTATAAGTTACACAGATGATGGTGTAGTGATTGCAGATAGAGCAACAGACGAGCAAAGAAAAGAGATTGAAGAGTTCTTCAAGGAGCTTGATGGCTTTTCAATGATAAAAACCAAAACAAAGAAAAAGTCAGCTCCTAAGAAAAAAAAGGAAGCTATTGAAGAGGCAAATTCGGATTCATAAAAAAAGACAGTATCTTTTGTCATGGCAGTAATTGATACACTAAGAGAGAAAGCAAAAGAGCACAATGAAGAAGTTGGAAACAATCCATCAAAAAGGACTAACGCTTCAACTCTCAAAAAGGTGTATGATAGAGGTATTGGTGCTTATCGTACTAATCCACAGTCTGTCAGACCTACTGTTTCAAGTGCTTCTCAATGGGCATTTGCAAGAGTCAATTCATTTTTGTTTGCTCTCAGAAATGGAAAGTTCAGGTCAGGAAAACATGATCAAGATCTATTACCAAAAGGACATCCAATGAGTACAAAATCAAGCAAACCATATCACAAACCTGAAGAAGAAGATGAAATGATGGCAGGCAAGGATGCACAGCTCTCATACTTTAGAACTGAAGAAGAGGCAGAAGAATATGCTGAATTTTTAGGATGTGAGGGAACCCATCAGCACACAATGGATGGAGAGACATTCTTCATGGCATGTGCAACACATGATGAGAATATTGAGCTTGAAGAGATGAGGCAGGAGAAAGCATACCAGTATAAATCATTCGATGCTGAGGTCAAAGATATTGACACCAAGTCAAGAACTGTAACTGGATATTTTGCTCAGTTTGGTTTTGTTGACTCAGATGGTGATATGATCATGGAGAAAGCTTTTGACAAAAGCATCAAAGAGAATGGAGTGAATGGGAAGAATAGGATCATGCACCTTTATCAACACGACACAAAACTTCCACTGGGGAAACCACATGTCTTGAAGGAAGATGAGTATGGACTGTACTTTGAGTCCAAGATTGCTGACACAAGCTATGGCAATGATGTACTGAAGCTGTATGAAGCAGGAATCATCAATGAGCACAGCATTGGATTTCAGACAGTAAGAAACACAGCACAGAGTGGATACAACCAAATTGATGAAGTAAAATTATTTGAAGGATCAACTGTGACTTTTGGAGCTAATGAAAACACACCATTCATGGGATTCAAAAGCATGAGCAAGAAGCAGACAGTTGAGCATATTAAGAAAATGACTAAGGCAGTCAGGAGTGGTACTTTCACAGATGACACATTTCATCTGCTTGAAATACAACTCAAACAACTTGAACAAATCATTCTTGATTCATTATACTCACAATCAAAATCAATGCCGTCTAAAAACACATTCGATCCAAAGTTGCCGAGTGAACTGGATGAGCTGATTCAGGTATTTGCTTTAAAATATCACAAACCAAAAATCAAGGAATAAAATGAACATTACAGAAATACTTGATCAGAAGTTGCAGGTTCTTGGAGATCATATTGATAGCAATATCGAGAAAGCTCTTGAATCACAAAAGGACAACTTGAATCAAGAATTGGACAATCTAAAAACAAATGAAATCGCAGGTCTTGTTGAGAAGTACAACAAACTGCAAGAGCAAGCAGACAATCTTGAGATCTCTTCTAAGAGATCAGGATCTGCTCAACAAAATGAGAACTGGGTGTCTTCAATGGTCACTCAGATCAAAGGAGCTGATGGCTTTGCTGATCAAGTACGGTCAAAGCAAGGCATCTCTTTCAATGTACCAATGTTTTCAACTAAGGTTGGAACTCCATTGACTGGAGCAAATGACTTTGTTGATTCAACAACTTCATTGAATGTCGTACCACCAGACTATCAAGGTGGCATTGTTTTCACACCAAGCAGAAACGTACATGTACGTCAATTCTTACCAACTGGAACAACTCAGTCTGACTTGATCCGTTATGTTGTTGAGTCAAGCGTATCAGATGGAACTGCTATGAAAGCAGAAGGTGGTAATGCAGGTGAGTACACTTTTGACTTGGCTGTATCAGATGCGCCAGTCAGAACAATTGCATCTTTTGTACGTCTATCCAATGAGATGTTGGAAGATGTTCAAGGCTTGACTTCTTATCTAACCACAAGACTTCCAAGCAAAATCCGAGCAAAAGAGGACAACATCCTTCTCTTTGGATCTGACTCACCATCATTGACTGGATTGACTGAGGATGCAAATGCATACACTGATGAGCTTGCAGACAGCAATGTCAACAGATTTGACATCCTTACAAAGGCAGTTGCTCAAGTAAGACAGCAAGAGTACACAGCAAATGCAATCATGGTTCATCCTGATGACTTCTACAACTTGATGCTGATCAAAGATGCTCAAGGCAGATACGTCATTCCTGAGACTGCAAGATTTGGTGGAGCACTGCCAATGATCGCAGGTGTTCCATTGATCGCAAACACAGCGATGACAACTGACAAGTTCCTTGTTGGAGACTTCAATCTTGGAGCACAGTTGTTTGATCGTCAGCAGTCAAGCATCAGATTCTATGAGCAAGACCAAGACAACGTTGTCAAAGGTGTTGTGACAGTAGTTGCTTCTGAAAGAATTGCTTTGGCAATTTACCGATCAGGAGCATTCATATTTGGAGACTTCTCCGATGCACTTACAGCAGGTGCTAGCTAACTAATAGCACATTTCACTCCGTTGATGGCAGGTTCATTTGTTTGGATCTGCCATTTTTTTTGATTTTTTTTTCTGCAAAAAACAGCTCTCACATATTCAAAAACGCAGATAATGATTTTTTTTTCATTTTTTTTTCATTTTCTTTGACAAAACACTTGACTGGTATATGAAATATTTCATATATTACTCTTGAATTAAGAAACACAAACACAACAACGGAGAACAAAATGAAAGTATCAAAAATTGAAGCAGGAGAATACAAAGTAGTTTGCAAAGCAGGAACATTCATTGTCGGAAAATTATTACACAGTGAAACCTTGCAACCTTTCGGATGGGATGTATGGGAGAATGAGAAGAGAACAGAGAATGCTTGGGCATGGGTCTTTGGCACAAAACGTGAGGCAATAGAGGCAATCAAAGAACTAGAAAAAAACAAATAATTAAAAAGGGATCCTTCGGGATCCCACTAAAACGGAGAACAAAATGAAAACAATGAAAGAAAGAATTGAAGCACTATCAGCAGATGCACAAAAATCACAATTCAACAGCATTGACAAAATCAATGACATAGGTAGTGAAGAGATTGATGTTTTTAATGATCATGACTCATTTGTTGAAGTCAAAGAGTATCATCGCTATGTAGGTCGAGCAGAGGCTTACTTAACAGTGCTTGACATCCTTAGGGATCAAGAAGATGTTGATACTTTAAAAAACAAAATTAAAGAATTACAAGAACAACTTGAAGAGACAGAAAGCTACATGGATGACTATTCATATCATGTAAAATTACAAGATGCTAGGCTTGACAGACAGTCACACATGTTTGCAAGCAGAATTGGATACAAAAAAAACAAATAATCAAAACGGGATCCTTCGGGATCCCACAACGGAGAAAACAAATGACTGGAATACTTTCAACAATCACATGCAAAGACTGGAGAGATGAACAGATCACAACTTATGAGATGGACATCAAGTTCCCACATGCAAGACAGAACTTCACATACTTCAGTCTTGAAGGAGAGTCAAAGGATGGCTTCACTCACAGAGTCAGCTATGACATCAAAAAGCTCTATGGCAATGACAACTTCAAGTGGACTGAAAGAAAAGAAGTGATCAACAGAGATCGTTCATGGGTGCTCAAAAGAAACCATCAACAAGGAGCTGAATGATGAAAGCAAGTGACAGATGGAACTATGGTCTTGGAATTGGCTCAAGCTTTGAGGAAGAAGAGAGGCTCAGGATAGAACAAGACAGAAGAGAGTTCAAGCTCAGAGAACTCAAGTCAGAGCTTGAGAATGAGGATCAACAGCAACTTGCAGAAGATCCTGAAAAAGATGATATTCATGAATAGTAGAAAAACAGAATAATTGGTAGATGTAAACTTGTGAGGCAACCTGAGGAGATCAGGTTGTCTTTTTTTTGTCAATTATCAAGATTGATCAAAAAACAGTACCTTGTATGTATGAAATTGAACTCAACTGAAAGAACTTCAAGCCAATGGAAACATACACTTCACTAGCAACCAACAATCAAGGGCAATCTCTAGGATATAGCAAAACAATCAACACAACATCAAGTGACACCATTGTTGCTCTCTCAGAAGCAAAGAGTTTCATGGGTATTGATCACAGTGATGATGACACACTGATTGGAAGATTGATCAACATGAGCATTGACATTGCAGAGAGGTTCACTGGATCAATGATCAAGAGAAGAACAATGACTCTTGAATATGATCAACACGCAAGCTCAATCCTTCTGCCATTCCCACCACATGTATCAGTTGATGCTGTGAGAACAAAGGTTCTTGGAGTAGAGACTGCACTTGCATCTGACGAGTTCTTCTTGACTGGTCAGGATCAGAAGGTTCTTCATCTAAAGTTCCCAGTCAGATATCAAGGTCTTGAAGTTGACATCACCACTGGGTTTGGTGCAACTGATGTTCCTGATGGAATCATCATTGCTCTTCTCAAGATCATCAACTCACAGTTTGAGGATAGGTCAAATGTCGCAGGTGGAGCTGTGAACAAAATGCCAAACGATGCTAAG